GAAATGATTTCTTTTTAGCAAAAGGAGTTAGTATACCACCAAATTCTGCTATTGAATTAATTCAAGGTGGAGCAAAAATTGTTTTAGATAGTACAAATACGTTAGAAGCAGTTTCAGATACGGCTAGTAGTTTAGATGTTGCTGTTTCTTACATTGATACAATTAGTTCGTAGGAGGAATTATGACGGCAATAATAAACGGAATCCAATACATTGGAGGGCAAACTTCTCCAGATGAATTTATAAAAAATCAAGCAGGTACGATTGATGGTGACCAAACTGTTGAGAACGCGGTTCTCGCAGGTCCAGTTACTTTTCCAGGGACTGTAACAGTTACAGGAGTATTAGTCATTGTCTAAAGTAGAAGTAAACGAAATTGATAAACAAAGTGGTTCCACTCTTACAATTGGTGGTTCTGGAACTACTGTACAATTAGGAACTGGCGCTAGTCAAACAGGTTTTGGTAGAACAGGAACTGTAAATTGGAACACAACAAAAATTACAGCAGATCCAGGACCAGGAGTTTCTGGTGTTGGATATTTTACAGATACATCAGCCTCAGCATTTAACGTAACTTTACCCTCTTCACCTAGTAGTGGTGATATTCTAGCAGTTGCAGATTATGCAGAAAACTGGCACAACAATAATTTAACTATTTTAAGAAATGGTTCAAATATTGAAGGTGCAGCATCAGATTTTGTATGTAATACTAAAGGCTCTTCTATAACTTTTGTTTATGTGGATGCTACTAAAGGTTGGATAACAGTTAATTCAGGAAATTCTAATCAAGCTTTTGGAGACGTTTTTATTGCAGCAACAGGTGGAACAATTACAGAATGTGGAAATTGTAAAATTCATACATTTACAGGTCCAGGTACTTTTGCAGTTAGCAGAATATCTACTTGCTCAGATGCAAATATATTTTCTCACGTAGTGATAGCCGGAGGTGGTGGCGGTGGAAACAAAAGAGCTGGTGGTGGCGGAGCTGGAGGTTACAGAGAGGTCAAATCTCCTGCTACTCCTTTCACGGCCAGTCCTTTAGATGGTTATCCAAGTTCACCTAATAGAGTAACTGCATCAGTTACTTCATACCCAATAACTGTGGGTGGAGGAGGAACTGGTGGAGCAGCTTCTGGACCTGCTTGTAATGTAACAACAGCGTCAACTAGTGGAGCTTCATCAACTTTTTCAACAATAACTTCAGCAGGTGGTGGAACAGGAGGAGGATTATCTCCCAATGCAGGACCAAATGGTTCTGGTAAACCAGGAGGTTCTGGTGGTGGTGGTTTTGCTGGTGGCCCTCCCTCAACACCTTTTCCTGCAGCAACAGCAGGTGGAACTGGAAATGATCCTTCAACAAGTCCTGCTCAAGGAAATCCAGGTGGAGTTTCAAGAACTTCCCCCGATCCAACAGGTCAATCTGGTGGAGGTGGTGGCGCAGGTGAAGCAGGTAAAGCAGGTAATGATCCAGGTGGATTAGATGGTAGAGGCGGAGCAGGTGTAACATCTTGTATAACAGGTTCTCCAGTGCAAAGAGCTGGCGGTGGTGGAGGTGGATCTAGAACTCCAGGAGTTGCAGCTCCAGGTGGAGCAGGTGGTGGCGGAAATGGTGTGCCTAATGGAAGTGGAACAGCGGGAACTTGTAATACTGGCGGTGGCGGTGGTGGTATGAGTGATGATAACTGTGTTTCATCTGGTAATGGTGGAAGTGGTGTAGTAATAATAAGGTATAAATTTCAATAATTATGACAAGTACAATTAAAGTAAATACAATAACAACAGAATCAGGATCTACATTAACTATAGGTGAATCTGGTAAAACGGTTTCTTTAGCATCAGGTGCATCTCAAACAGGTTTTGGTAGAGAGGGTTCTGTTAATTGGCAAACAACAATTAAAACAGGAGATTTCACAGCAGCAAGTGGTGAAGGTTATTTTATAAATACCACAAGTGGAGCTATAACAATGACACTCCCATCTTCTCCAAGTGCTGGAGATATTGTAGCATTAAAAGATTATGCAAATACTTTTGATACACAAAATTTAACAATAGGAAGAAATGGTTCAAATATTTCAGGTGAAGCAAAAGATGCAATTATAAGTGTTGAGGGACAAGCATTAACAATTGTGTATGGTGATGCTACAAAAGGTTGGCAAGCAGTGGCAGCTGCAACTGAAGCAGATTTACCTAAACCACAATTTATCGTTGCAAGTGGTGGTAATTCAACAACAACTGTTGGAGATTTTAAAGTTCACGCATTTACAGGTCCAGGCACTTTTACTGTTTGTTCAGTGGGAAATGCAGCAGGATCAAACACAGTAGAGACTATGATTGTTGCAGGAGGTGGTGGAGCAGGATTTGATAGATCAGGTGGAGCAGGAGGTGGTGGAATGGTTTTAACTCCAACTTGTGGAACCCCAGTTACAGCAACAGGTTTTGCAATTTCAGTTGGTGGAGGTGGAGCAGGTATACCTAATAGTTTAGGACCAGGACCACACGCAGGAACTCAAGGAGTTAACTCAACAGGTTTTTCTTTAACAGCAATAGGAGGTGGTGCAACTCAAAGAGGTGGAAATAGTCAACCGCAGCCAGCTGTAGCAGGTCTTCCTGGAGGATCTGGTGGTGGAGGAAGTGGAGGTTGTGGTACGGTTGGACCAGGAGGAACTGCTACTCAACCAACTCAACCAGGAAATTCAGGATCATTTGGTAAAGGTTTTGCTGGAGGAGCTGCTGCGGGTCCGGGTATGCAAAGTGGAGGCGGTGGTGGCGCAGGTGCCGTTGGAGTTGACGCTGTAAGTGGGACATCTAGTGGAGCTGGTGGACCAGGTTTTGATGTGTCTCCAAGATTTGGAACAGCACCTCAACCTTTTTATATTGCAAATGGACCTTTACAAGGAGCATCAGTGGGAGGTATTTTTGCTGGTGGTGGTGGAGGCGGAGCTTCTGGAGGAGCTTCTGCACCTTCTACATCTGGTGGTAATGGAGGACCAGGTGGAGGTGGTCACGGTGGTGATTCACCGAGTAATCCAGGAGATAGAGATGGACATCCAGGAACAACTAACACTGGCGGTGGAGGTGGTGGAAGTTCTAATATTTCACCAAGTCCAGATGCAGGTGGAAACGGGGGATCAGGTATAGTATTAATAAGGTACAAGTTTCAATAGGTAAATTATGAGTGAAATAAAAGTAAATAAAATTAGTCCAAGAGCAGCGTGTGGCACAGTCACATTAGGAGATAGTGGAGATACATTTACAATCCCTGCAGGTGCAACAATTAATAACCAAGGGACGGCAACAAACTTTGGACCAACAGGATCTGTATCTTGGCAAACAACAGTTAAGACAACAACTTTTACAGCGGTAGCTGGTGAAGGATATTTTGTAGATACAACAAGTGGATCGATAACAGTTAATTTACCTGCAGGAACTGCGGGAGCTGTTGTTGGTATTAAAGATTATGCAAATACTTTTGATACAGCCTCAGTTACAGTAAGCCCAAATGGTTCTGATAAAATTGCTGGGGTTAATACCAGTGATGGAGTTTTATCAACAGAAGGTCTAGCTGTTACAATTGTATTTGTAGATTCAACAAAAGGTTGGTTAGTAACAGATTCAGGTTTACAATCAGATCTTCCAACAGCATCTTATATTGCAGCGACAGGTGGTAACTGTGTTGCTACTGTTGGAGATTTTAAAATTCATAAATTTACAACCCCTGGAACATTTTGTGTTTCTGCTGTAGGAAATTCTGCAGGATCAAATAAAGTACAAATAGCAGTCGTAGGTGGTGGCGGTGGAGGCACAGTCGATAATGGTGGTGGTGGCGGTGGTGGAGGTATAGTATTTACCCCAGCTCCAGGAGCTAGTGATATTCCTGTTTCAGTTCAAGGTTATTCAATTACTGTAGGTGGAGGTGCTAGTGGTGGATCACTACCTAGTGGTGCTGGTACTCAAGGAAATCCTTCAACTGCAATATCTTTAACCGCTGTAGGTGGTGGTAGAGGAGGAATTGGAAACCCTTGTTCAAGTGCAGGTCAAGGTACTGATGGCGGTTCTGGTGGTGGAGATGGCGCTTATGATGCGTCTAGTAATCCAGCTGGAGGTGCCGCTACACAACCAACTCAACCAGGATCTTCAGGTTCACTTGGAAATGGAAATGCAGGTGGAGCTGGTGGAAATAGTCCACATAGATCTTCAGGTGGAGGTGGAGGCGCAGCGAGTGCAGGAAGTAAAGGTTCTCCTCCAGGAGGCGGTGGCCCAGGTGGAAATGGATTAGATATTACACCTGTATTTGGAACTTCTCCTCAACCTTTTTATGAACCTACAAATGGTTTATATGGTGGTGGAGGCGGTGGAGGTCAAATTAGTTTAGGATCTACAGGGCCTGAAACTGGTGGTGCTGCAGGACCAGGGGGTGGTGGTATTGGTGGTGGAAATAGTTCAGGTCAAAGTCCAGCAGGAAAAGGTGGTAATGCAGTTGCAAGCACTGGTGGTGGTGGAGGTGGTGGAGCTAATTTTGGTCCATCAGGTAATGGTGGTAATGGAGCAGGTGGTGTTGTTCTAATAAGGTATAAGTTTCAAAATTAATATGTATTTACTAGACTTTAAAATTAATATATAAGGAGAAACATTATGGCACATTTTGCAAAACTAGGAGCTAACAGTAAAGTTATGTCTGTGTTAACATTAGATAACAAAGATATGCTTAATTCTGATGGCGTTGAAGATGAATCAGTAGGTCAACAATATTTAGAAACACATAATAATTGGCCTGCATTAATGTGGATTCAAACTTCATACAATACAAAAAACAATAAACATTCATCAGGAGATGATTCAAAAGCACTTAGAGGAAACTATGCGGGTATTGGTTATACTTGGGACGAAGATAATCAAATTTTTTGGCCTCCATCTCCTTATCCATCTTGGGTAAAAAATATTGCAACTGCAAGTTGGGAATCACCTATCGGTAATCATCCTGCGTTAACTGCAGAGCAAGAAGCACAAAATACTCCGCCAGATGAAAATACTGAAGCTACTCACGCTTGGACGTATCATTGGAATGAAGCTAATCAATCTTGGGACTTGACAGATAGCAAAGCATAAATTAAAAAGGTATGTGGTATGCACAAGAAAGTATTATCTGAAATAGCGTTATATTATGGTGACGTGGCAATGCCTAAAGATTGGGACATTGACCGAGATAAATTACAAGAAGATATTTTAAAATCTAACGTTACAGACTCACCTTTTCCATATTCTAAAACTTGGGATATGCTCAACACATATATGTGTGATCATATTAGAGTTAAATATAATTTTAATTTAATTAAAAAAGAAATGTGGGGAAATATTTACAAACCTAATGAAAAAACAATCCCATTATTAAATATAAATCCTGTAGATTTGCAAAACTCTCCTGACTATACATTTCTTTATGGTGTTAATGTTAAAGATTGTATGGTTAGAATATATTATGAAGATAATAGACGTAAAGGTAAATCTTGGGACATACCATTAACTAATAATAAATTTATTATGTTTCCATCAACTTGTATGTATTATTTAACCAATAATCAAAAAGATAATTTAAATTTTGTACACACTATGACATATGAATTTATCTAATTATTATTGGTATTTTAGTGGTGTCTTAACACCTAAATTTTGTGATGAAGTCATTGAATATGCTAACGCACAAAAAGAAGTTATGGCTAGAACAGGTGGCTATGGTGATAGAAAATTAAATAAAGAAGAAGTTAAAAACCTACAAAGAAAAAGAAAATCAGATTTAGTTTGGCTTAATGACACTTGGATCTATAAAGAATTACACCCATACGTTCACGAAGCAAATAGAAACGCTGGTTGGAATTTTGATTGGGAAAGATCAGAGTCTTGTCAGTTTACAAAATATAAATTAAATCAATATTATGATTGGCATTGTGATAGTTGGCATAAACCTTATGATCGAAAAGACCCTAATCACCCAGAACACGGTAGAATTAGAAAATTATCTATGACTTGTCAGCTAACAGATGGTTCAGAGTACCAAGGCGGTGAATTAGAATTTGATTTTAGAGATTATGATCCACATATGAGAGATGAATCCAAACATAGAATACAATGTAAAGAAATATTACCAAGAGGATCTATTATTGTATTTCCTAGTTTTGTGTGGCATAGAGTTAAACCAGTAACATCAGGCACAAGATATAGTCTTGTGGTATGGCATTTAGGGAAGCCTTTTAGATAATGTTTATAAATAGTTATTTTCCAACTGTAATATGGAGTGAAGAAAAACCAGAGTTTGTTAAATCGTTAAACAAAGCTTCTAACAAATATATTAAAGAAGCTCGTAAAAATAGAAAAGATTATATTAAACAATATGGAGACTTTGGAACATCATATCACTCAACACCACTCACACTAGACAATAATTTTATAGATTTTAGAAATTACGTTGGTCAAAAGTCTTGGGAATATTTAGATCACCAAGGTTATGATATGTCACAATACACAACTATGTTTAGTGAAATGTGGGTACAAGAGTTTGCTAAAAAAGGTGGTGGACATCATTCAGCACATATACATTGGAACCAACACGTATCAGGTTTTTATTTTTTAAAATGCAGTGATAAAACTTCTTATCCAATTTTTCACGAGCCAAAAACTGGTGCAAGATGTACAAAATTAAAAATGAGACCAGATATAAAAGGTATATGGCCTGGTCACGAACAATTTCATTTAAAACCAAAACCCGGAACATTAATTATATTTCCAGGTTATTTAGAACACGAGTATGCAGTGGATTTTGGTATTGAACCATTTAGATTTATACATTGGAATATTCAAGCCGTACCAAAAGAAATGGCTAAAGATGTTTAAAAAGAAAAAATATACAGTTATTCGTCAAGCAATATCAAAAGATTTAGCTGCATTTATTGCAAATTATTTTTTAATGCAAAAACAAGTTTATGATACTTGCAAAGCATCAAGATACTTTTCACCTTTTGAAACTATTATAGGATACTATGAAGGGAAAAATGAACAGATACCAAACACATATTCTCAATACGCTAATATGGCTATGGAAACTTTATTACTTAAATGTCAGCCAGGTATGGAAAAAGCTACAGGATTAAAATTATATCCTGCATACACATATGCTAGAATTTATAAAAAAGGTGATGAACTTAAAAGACACAAAGATAGATTTAGTTGTGAGATATCAACTACAATGAATCTTGCTGGTGATGATTGGCCCATATATCTAGAGCCATCTGGCGAGACTGGTAAAAAAGGTGTTAAAGTAGATTTAAAACCAGGTGATATGTTGGTTTATTCTGGCTGTGAGCTAGAACATTGGAGAGAAAAATTCAAAGGCAAAGAATGCGTACAGGTTTTTCTGCATTATAACAATCGTAAAACTCCAGGATCGAAAGATAATATGTTCGACAAGCGTCCACATTTAGGTCTTCCTTCTTGGTTTAAACGATGATATAATTCTTAGATGGAGGCAGGGCACCACCACATACCCCCTGTCTCCTTTTAAGGACATTTATGAATTTAGGTTTTGACGCAATATCACAATTTCCTATATCTCAAGTAGGAGCAGATAATGTAGTAACTATTACAGTTACAGGTAATAATTTAATTGCTAATATTGGGAATCCAAATATTGCAGCAGACGCGGTTACAGAAGTTCCTAATCCAACTCCATTAACACTTGGCACTGGAACAGTAACAATAGTTGGTACAGCTAATCTTGAAGCACCTAAAACACCACTAACTTTAGGAACGGGGAACGTTACAGTTTCCGCAGATGCTAATGTAGAAGCATCTGGAAACAACTTGATTATACGTAGTGGATCTGTTACTATTGTTGGAACTGCGAGTATAGAAGCACCTGCTACCGCTATGACATTAGGAACAGGCGAAGTAGGTATTATTACGTGGAATGAAATTATACCAGGAGCAACAATGGTTTGGACACCAATAAAACCTTACTAATATGGCATCAACATTTTCAACAGATTTAGCATTAGAACTTGTAGCAACCGGTGAAAAAGCTGGTTTATGGGGTACAATTACAAATACTAATTTACAAGTATTACAACAATCAACATCAGGTGTAGTTGATGTTTCTATGACATCAAGCTCTGATAAAACTTTATCTTTATCAGATGGTGCTACATCAGATGGTAAAAATATTTATTTAAAACTTACTGGCACTATGACTGGTAATGTTAATTTAATTATACCTGCATCAACAACAGGTGGCACAGCCACTAGAGTTTATATTATTCAAGATGCAACAGATAGAACTACAGCAAACAAATATACATTAAGTATTAAAACAGCTGGATCGTCAAATCCAATCCCTGTGCCTGTAGGATCAACAATGTTAATTCATTCTAATGGAACGGACGCAAGATTAGACATTTTACAAAAAGGTAATTTTGCAATTACATCTAGTTCTATTACTGCATACACTGCAGTAGCTGGTGATAATTTATTAATAGATACAGCTGCAGCTCAAGTTACTATTACACTACCAGCTAGTCCAAGTATGGGTGATGAAGTTAGTATTATGGATGTATCAGCAACTGGAGGATTTGGTTCAAACAAAGTAATTGTAAATAGAAATGGTCAACCAATAAGAGGTGCTGCATCTAATCTAGATCTAGCGACTAATAATCAATCGATTAAATTAAGATACACTAACGCAACCAAAGGTTGGCAATACG